CACCTATGGATACGTTATCTTTTAGAACAACTGCTCCAGTGACTGTAAGAGTACTTCCTAAGTTGACTGCACCTTCTAGAGATGTAGCTCCAGATACTCTGACTGTTGTTAGAAAGCCTGTAGCTCCACTAACTGTTACTGTACCTAAGAAACCTGCTGCTCCAGCTACAGTTACTGTGCTGAGTAGATTGACTGCTCCACCTACACTTAATGTAGATGCTAGGCTAGTTGCTCCAGCTATTGTAACAGTAGAACCAAAGTTTGCAGCACCACCTACACTGAGTGAAGATGCTAAACTTACTGCACCTCCTACAGTTACAGTTCCTAGTAAATTTGTATTGCCACTTACAGATACGTCATCTTTAAATGTTGCTGCACCTGCTACTGTAACAGTGCCACCTACAAATAAGTTACCACCTATTGTTGCATTATTAACAGAGATGTTACCTTCTATAGATGCTGAGATATTTGTTAAGTTAGAACCATCACCATAAAAAGCTGATGCACATACCTTTGCATTAGATGCTTGTACATTTGCACCACTGATTGTTACTGTACCACCTATTACTACATTACCTGATACAGATACATCATCCTTAAATGTTGCAGCACCTACAGCCGTAACTGTACTTGCAAAGTTTGCAGCACCCCCTACACTTAAAGTAGATGCTAGACTAACTGCACCTGCTATGGTTACTGTAGATCCAAAGTTAGCTGCTCCTCCAACACTAAGTGATGAAGCAAGACTGACTGCTCCTCCAACTGTGACTGTACCTAGTAGTCTTGTATTACCTGATACTGACACATCATCTTTAAAAGTACCTGCACCTGTAGCTAAGAATGTACCACCTACTGAAGTATTACCTGTTACGTCTAATGTTCCTCCTACAGTTACATTACTCTTTAATGCTGCTGCACCTACAACTGTAACTGTACTTGCAAAGTTAGAAGCTCCTGCTACACTAAGTGAGGATGCTAAACTAACTGCACCACCTATTGTGACTGTTCCACCAAGATTTGTATTACCACTAACTGAGACATCATCTTTAAATGTAGCTGCTCCTACAACATTAAGAGTACCACTAACTGATACAAAGTCACCTACATTAATATAACCTGAGACTGAGATGTTTGTTGTAATACCTAACTCAGCTTCTACGTTAGATAGGTTACGTCCATCACCGTAAAAGAATAAAGCTGTTACATTACCATTTACATTTACATTAGCACTAACTGATACATTGTCATTAAATACTGCTGTACCACCTACTGACACATTAGTAGCTACATCTAAGTCTCCACTGACTGACACATCATTCTTAAACTCAGTCTTAGCTGTGAAGGTTCCTGCTCCTGTTACTGCAAGAGTACCACCTAGAGAAGTATTACCTTCTACTGATACATTACCCTTAACTCCTAGAACACCACTAACTGATACGTCATTCTTAAAGGTTCCTTTACCTACCACTGTAACTGTTGAGCTAAACGTACCTGCCCCAGTATTAATCATACCGTACCTGCTACATGCATTCCTGAAGCTAGACTAGCTGCTCCTGATACTCCAAAGGTTCCATTAACATGTACAGAGTTGGTTGCTATTCTTAGTGCAGTCTGAGTACCATCTGCTGTCTGTACGTTTGTTAGAGAGGTTGTAACACCTGTCCCTGTTGTACTTGCATTAACTGTAAGTAATGACCTGTACGTATTAGATATAAGTTTACCAGTAAAATTTGTCATATTGAATCCCACGTTCTATTTGCAAGTTGCCACGTTGTATTACCTATAATAGGAGCAAGTGTTGTTGGATCTAATGTCTCCCATTGTGCATATTGATCCCATGTTATTCCCCTACCACCTGTATCAGGTCTAGGATCTTGTACCATAGGATTGTCTCTAACATCTGGCACTTGATTTAATGGACTATTCTTTAAGTCATATTGTCCCTCAAAGTCTTCAGGACACACAAGTAATCCATAACTGTTTAATCTCATTACACTACGTTGATACACAAATCCACATGTATCACACATAGCTAATACGTTTGTTGTTTTACCTCTTGACATTAATTATAAAATGTCAGTCTAGGTAACAAATAGAGAGAAGCACGTTCACGATCTTCTTCCATTGCTCTAGCTAACATTTCCTCGTAGTTTGTTTTTAACATTGCTATCCTAGTGTCTGGTACAAGAGGACGCTTCATAGACATATAGTAAGCTAGTCCCATTGTCAAACACGGTAAAAATCTTTTAGGTAAATCTGCATTCTGATCAGCAGACTTATTTACATCAGTCATTTCACTAACTGTTTCTATCTTAAGTATATCTGTAGAGTTATCTGGTATAGGCCACACTGATAGTGTAGGATTATCTCTACCTCTACGTATGCTGTATTGAGTTGACCTACCTGTCTGAGTTGGTGCAGGTATAAGTAAGTATTCTTCTGGAGTAATCCTTGTAAGTTGTATATCTGTATTATCTCTGCTAAGTACAACCTCAATAGCATTTACAGTATTATTACTTAGTTCATATGATGTCACACTAGTTGCTAGAGTTACAGCAGTAGTTCCTGTAGTCCATAATAGTATGCCTCTATTCTGCCAATCCTTAAGCATAAGATTAACAGAACGTCTTGCAGAAGCAGGCTCATGACCAAGGGTATCTTCTCCCCCAATCATCTCACTAGCTTCTTGTATAACTTCATCTATGTCTAGATTAAAGTTGTATGTTCCTGATACTGCCATTATGTTCTATACCTTCTTGTCTTTCTTGCAATCTTTTTAGGTTGCCTAACGAACTGCTTTCCGGCAGCAGTCCCCTTCCTCTTTGCTCTGGTGGTTGCTGCATACTCCTTTGATGTCAGGCTTTTGATTGCCTTCGTTGGGAGATATCTTTCTCCTGTCTTGCTTGACGGTTTCCCTGACTTGGTTCTCCATTTCTGCTTGCTCCACTTACTTAGTTTATTACTAGACTTTTTCTTTGGT